TTTTATACGGCTGCGTCAACTTTACAATATCTCCGTATAAAATGATTTCTTCTTCCTCTCTAATATTTTGCAAATAAAAAGAGTGATCATAAGCATCCTTCTCAAACTTTTCACAGTCTGCACAATTGCAGTACCCAAAGTGAGATTGCGGAAACAATGTTTCTCCCTGTTCTTCTTCTGAAGTGAAATCTATAAAATCCAACCATTCAGAAAGGTATTGCTGCTTACATGCATCACATGCACAAAAAGCATAACCAGTAGGGTACATATAACATTGTGGCAACAACAAAATATCGCCTTTTCCTAGAAACAGTTTCATATATGTCTCATCAGATTGTATTTGACATTTGGCCATAATCCACTTAGGATCATCACTAAGGATTTTATCATACTTCCCAAGCAACCAATCAATCACTTCCCTACAAAAATTCCGGAAAGGGAGATCAACCCAACCAATACTAAGCATCGCTGCTGTTCTTTCTAGGGTAGTTGCTGGAGTCATGTGTTCCTTATTTGCATAAAGCAAACTCGTCATTAACTTGGTTCGATCATAAATCGGAACCGCGCGTCCATGCAGAAATACTGTATGTGCTGATAGAAAATCTAATTCACTTGGCTTCCTTGGCTCTAGTGAATCAGTTGTGGTTGTTACACCAATCTTTTTCCACTCATCTATTACGGATCGAGCATTAAAGAAAACTATTGCATCATCAGAAACAGTCCAAGTATTGTCATCCCCAACCAAAGCTTTCGCTGTATGGGCTTCAAAACAACTCAACGACTGCATATCTTTTGGAACTGTACGCAACCAAGCATAGGCCAAAAGGCAATACAAAATAAGAGTATTATCCGTGATAGTATTAACTGATCCAGAAGGGTTTCCTGTCTTTTTCATAACTAGGACTCCATCTGGTGTTATAACCACAGTATTTATGAGATTTCTATAATAGATTTTTATTCTCTGTAAATTCTCTGGTGTTCTATCTTCTTCACGGAGCATATGCCACCTAATCAAAGCACATCGCCACATCATATAAGCACGAAGGGAGGAATCATATTGGCTTTCATCCAATGCAAATCCCTTATTAAAAACCTTCAACTTACGGTAGAG